TCTACAAACGAATTTCCACAATAAGATTTTATAAGTTGACTTACAGAAGCAACTAAAGAGGTGATGCGTGCATCATCCTTGACTCCCGTAATATTTTGAGAATCTTTGTACTCGTATATAGTAACTAAATTTGTCATAGTAAATAAACTTATAAAAACTTCTGGGGGAGAGTTACTCCCCCAGTCGTTTCCCCAATAATATAATTATTAAGAAGCTTTATATTGCAGAGCCCACTTAGAGGTGGCACCGTCAATAAGATCAGTAAAGCCGAGGCGTTGACTAGCAACAAGAACTCGACGCTGATTAGCGACTTCATAATCAGATTCAATAGTAACTCCACGCAGTCGCGGGATTACAAAGTTTTGCGCATTAACAGCACAAGCATAGAACTTGCTAACTGCTGGTGTCGCGAACTCAGGACAGACGATTACAGGTGAACCGTATACCTGACCAACTTGGCCAGTCAGCTTAGTAGCCAGACCTTCGACCTGGCTTGCGTCTGCGTATGCAGAATCTGCAACAAGATTATGGTACTCAGTAGATGATACAATATATACCACCTGCTCGGGACGAATACCATACTTGCCCATATTCTTACGAGCTGCAAGAAGCTGAGCTGCGGTCAATGCTTCTGAAGCAAAGGCCGTAGCAGACTGAGTTTTAGCTGAGTCTGATGCTGCTAGAGAGATCAAACCTGCAGGAGCAGCGCCGCCGGTACCAAAAGGACCGTCAGCGTGATTACCTACAAGAATCATAGCCTCTACTGCACGGGCATGAGACCGTACAACAGCTTCACGAATAAGAGGCAAAATAGGAATAATTGCATCTTCTTCAGTTTCATTTCCAAGATAAGACTGGGAAATTAGCTTCTTAGTGCTAAGCGTGCGTTCGGTCATATCGACACCATTATAGGAGCCGTAAGTATCACCACGCTCGTTCAAGTTACCATGAGGACTTGAACCGCTTGCAGTTTGAGCTGAAGCAAATTCTGCATAGCCTGCATCAGGCATGATAGGCAGAATTTGAGTAGCAGATCGCATCTGAATTTCTCGGAACAGAGGAGCGAGTACCAATTCTAGTTGAATATCGCGCTCTACGTTCGAAGAAACCTCTTGCTCGAAGTCTGCTGAAGAAACGCCAACACCCGAATGAGCGTTAACTTTTTCCATAACATCCTTAGCAAAATTCGTATCGTAACCTTTGCCCGTAGCACGAGCAAGGAAATATGCATCAGACATATCTGCCTGAAATGCTTTTTTCCAGTCACTAGTTCCGCGATCTGAGAAAATTCGCTTACTTTCGCGAATATGATTGATTTCGGAGGACTTCTCCTTAATCTCGTTTCGAAGCTCATCTACTACACTGTAGAGATCTTCATGCTTTTGAGAAACACGATTTTCCAAGTCGGCCATAAGACGCTCAGCACCAGTTGTAACGCCTTGTACGACAGCTTGGACCTCCGCTTTTTTCTCTTCAAGTTGTGCTTCTTGAGTTGCTTTTTGAGCAGCTTCTTCCTCGGCAGTAGCCTTTTCAGCAGCAGCTTTCTGGGCCGCCTGCATTTGGATTTCAGCAGCTGTTTTACGTGCAACTTCTCGAGCAAACTCTTCCATGTTAAAGTCTTGATCAGACATTACTTTTTCCTCGAAGACAGCATTAGCTGTTTCTTTTGGTGAGCCCTTACTGAGCTGACCTGATAATTTAGGATCGTTTACAAACTGAGCTTTCCACTCGGAGTAATCTTTTTCTGAGTCAAAAGACTTTGTTACAGAAAAAATTGCACCTTGGTTTGCAGGTACTGATACAACAGATACCTCAAACAGTTCCGCATCCTTGATCCTATAGCCCTCGGTTTCTTCCATCCAATCCGCATCCTTGACCCTGAAACCGACACTAAAAGCGCTCAGGATGCCTTCTTTCACCATTTCAGCAATATGTCCTGCTGACTTGGAGATCTTTCCTTCTATTTCTAAGCCTTTTTCAGTAACAGCTAAAGACGTAGCTTTACCAATAGGCTTATTATAGTCGTGATTAAATAATAAAATCGGATTATTCTGATAGTTATCTAGGCCGCCCTTTTTCCAGGCGTAGCTTTCAATAATATCTCCAGACCTGTCAGTATCGACAGTGCTGGCATATCCTCTGATCTTGATACTATCATCATCATCTTCATCATCATGATAACTCTTAAAAGTGGACATGATATTAAAAATTTTAGTATTCATTTCTTCGTAACTTTTACTAGACATAGGGTGTTCCTTTGGTAGTAAGTCTGTATCGTGCTTTCCACTTCTAAACTTACCATTTCTTAAGACGTATAAAAAACTATTAACACGCCCATAGGCCCATTGTTCAGGGCTAGAGACGCTTGGTCTTACAGATTGAGGATTAGTGTAATATGCACCGACTCCTCGTCTAAATACCGCAACTAGAGTTCGAGTAGAAGTCCTTTTAGACTTTACATCTCCCACTTTATCGTTGTGATCTTTTGCTTTCTTTTCTAATCCCTTTCTAATGGCTTCTGTTACTTCTCCTCTACTAGGAGCTTTTTCTTTATCTTCATCAGTAACACCACCAAAGTAATCTACAAGAAAATTATATTCGTAAGAGGAAAGGCCTTCATGCTCTTCTTCTAAGTTTTTCACCTCATCTCCAGTAGCAGCAACATAGTCGTCATGAGAGGCACAGGGCATAAAAACTATATCTCCGTTCTCATCATGAGAATGGGTACCCACACATCCTATCTCTCTAGCCCTTTCTTCGGCTTCTCCTTGAGTTGTAAAAACGTCATCTCTTACTTCAGATTTACTCTCTTCTCTTTCTATGCGAGCTCTCATCTTTCGAGCCCAAGAAAATCCAGGATCTCCACCCCACAAAGCCCAGGCTATTCGACCTGCACTCGGGTACCCTTCTTCTCCGCGATTAAAACCCTGTCCTTCCTTGTCTACTTCATGTCTACTAAAGAAGGAAAACATTCTTTTCACAGTAGAAACGGATAAGTTCTCCTTGGCAATAATCTGATTAGCACGAGCGACACCTACCATAGTGCCTCCGCGATTAAATTCTTTTCTCCAATCCAAACCTCGACGAGCTTCTGCGGCCATACTATCTGTTGGAACAAATTTTAAGTCTGATAAAGCTTTTGTATCTCTTTCTTCCCACTGTGTATAGCATACTCCTGCTCTTTGACGAGCATTTTCATACTCTTCTCCCATCTTAGGATCAGACATACAACGATCCATAAACTCGTCTTGACTTTCTTCTTCTCCTGGTATAGGTATTGGCATTAATCTTCGCCTTCGGTAGTTGGCCTACCGCCTTGAGAAGGATTAGCTGCAGAACCAGCTCCTGCTATATTTGCAGGAATTCTAATGTCATCATTTCCTGGTATAGCTTCCATTCTCATAGCTACCCTAGCCTCATTTGGAGTCATTATACCTCCATTTACTAAGGTAGAATAGTAACTAGCTTGATCTTGCAGCTCAGGCTGCAGCGCAGGTATATTACTAACGTCTTCTGACAAGCTAAATCCAAAATACCTTTCAAAAGCAAAATTTATCTTTCTAACTATAGGCAATACTGTTTCTAGGTAAAACAGTCTGTGGTTAGGACGAATATTAGCATTGTTTCCGCTGTCTAGTAGTATTGGGGGTACACCTAATGCCTCCAATATAATTTTTTCATTTTCTTTTATGGACTCTTGAAAATCTAGCTCTTTGAAGTTTACTTCGTTTAGGCTATCTATTTCTATTCCTCCATCTAGAATCAAGGGTCTATGTCCCCCAGTATTTGGATTATACTTAGAGGTCCAGGACATCAACAATCTTTCTTTAATCTTCTCGCTTAGTGTATTAGGGGTTTTAAGTACCAACCCTGGAACTGCCCCATTCTTAAAAAAGTTTTCTTGAAACTTTCTCATAGAGCCAAGCAATTGCATTCTCTTAAATGCAGGCTTTAGTCTAGGAACTCCTCGATATATAGAATTGAAAGAATTTTCTTTGATATGAATAATTTCGGAAGGAGAATAGTCTAACTTATTATCATATATATAAGATTTTACATATGTTCTCTCGTCAGTTTCTATTTCCACATTTCGGGCGGGTAGCTGATATAGATGAGCTCCGTCGAAATATACAAAAATATTACCATCTATCAATAGATCTACAATAAGATTTCGTTTAAAAGAATTAATATCTTGAAAGGGATTAGGCTCTACATTTAGAAGAATATCTACCTTACTTCGTCTTATATTTTTTACTATTGGAGTTAAGCTTAATTTTTCTCCTACATCTACGGGTATTTCTGCAGTATCGTCTACAATTAAATTTACGGCTCTATTTACTACTTCAATCTGCTCGTAAGCATTTCTATAGTTAGTAAAAATTTCCGTAGTTCCCAGAGAGAAGCCTTCCTCTCTGGCAATAAATCTTTGGGCAGGGTTTAACTTCTCTTCCGCATCCTCCTTTGGAGTTCTTGAAAATAAGTTATTATACCATGCCATATTTGTCTCTTTGCTTCAAAACCCAGCGTTTTTGTTTTCCTGCTGTTACAAGTTTTGGTCTTTTTCCATATATAGAATGAAGTTTTAGGTGGTGAGAATGACATAAAGTCGTAGCTTCTTCGTACAACTCAACAAGATGTTCTTCTATAAAATTGTCTCTCTCTGCCAGTATTTCTTCTTCTGTTGTTATAGTCTTTTTAGACTTTACTAGCCACTGGTCTAATAACTCAGTTAACCCAAAGAAGTGATGAAAATCTAGTTCCTCTTTGGAACCGCAAATGAAACATTTAGTATCTTTATTATATCGAGACTTTGCTTTGTCTCGAATGTACTTTACTAAATCTCTTTTTGGGTTCATGGTACCATTCCGTAATAGAAAAAATTATATCACCGTAATTAACAAAAAGTCAAGAGTTATTTTTCTTTGGTATCCTAGAAACTAGTTGACTGAGTTTCAAAGGTGTACATTGCGTATCTAATCGCATCAGCCATATGAGAAAATCTATCGTGCTTTGGTTTCTCTCTAAGAAGGTTAGGGTTAGGATCCCACTGGTACTGATCCAAACTATCTAAAGAATTCTGACATCTTTGATTAACAAGTAATTTATTGTTATCGACTACATTTGCCACCTTCCCTATACCATCTAGTATAGACTTTTTAGCGTTTATAGTAGATATATCATAATTTTGCGCAAAGTCATATCGTGTTTGCTGAGCAGCAGAGTCTATGTAGATATAGTCTATATCCCATTTATGGATGTATCTCTGAATCTCTTCAGCATGTTGTTCAGTAGTTTTTTCTGCTTCTAAGTATTCGTCTAAGATATAATAAGTTTCTGTATCCCAATCATAACCAAAAACACATAAAGCTGTTGGATCTTTATACCCTACATCAAGGCCCGCAAAAACATCCATTTTACTTGTGTCTAATTTGTCTACATCTACTACACATTTTTCAAAATTAAAGCCCCAGATCTGCCCCTCGTAAGTATTAAAGTCTGCTAGATATTCTTGGGCAAACTCTGCCTGAGACATAGCTTTTTTTGCTTCTTCTATGTCGCTCTCATGCATTCGGGGATTTTCGTGATAGGTTGCTCTTATAGAAATCCAGTCAGGATATTCTGCGTTGAATCCTCGATAAAAGAATTCAGCAAACCAGTTATTACGGCCTCTAGGAGTAGAGATAAATAAAGCCTTACTATTTGGCTTATCTAGTGTAGGTCTTAAAGCTACATTGAAAGCTTCTCTGCCATGAGTTAGAGCCGCCTCATCAAAGATAATTAGATCATAGCTTCTTCCTACTACTGAGTCT